TACGCCGCAGGCAGCCACGACAGGTTCTTCTTGGGTCTCGCAGAGATCGACCAACGGATGCGAGGCGTGTGGCCCTCCGATGTTCTCGTCGTCACAGGACGGGCACACAGCGGCAAGTCCGCAGTGCTGCTCTCGTCCATCGCCAAGAACCTTCAACAGGACGAAGACTTTCGTGCCGTCATCTTCACACCAGATGAACCAGAGATCCTCGTCGTGTCGAAACTGTACGCTTTGCTGCATCTCCAAAACCTGGAGGATGTCGAGCGGGGCCTGCAGTCATCCGACCCCGCCTACCTGCAGCACATCGAGTCGGCAAAGCCGCTACTGGACAGAGTGAAGATATTCCCGTCGGCAATGCCGTTCGATGAAATGTCGATAGCCCTCGCCGAGTGCGAGGACTACTGGCAGATCCGCCCCAGGTTCGTGATGATCGACTTCCTTGAACAGTTGCCGATGGCATCAGGATACGAAGGCGTGTCGTCGGTACTGAAAGGTGTCAAGGAGTGGGCGGAAACGGAGAACCTGCCCGTTGGGCTGGTTCACCAATCGGGGAAAAGTTCCACCCGTGGATCGTCAAGGGGGATGGATGACGGCAAGTTCAACGCCGACGAGTACGCCATCCTCCAGTTGAATGTGTTTCGCAAACGAGACAACCCGAAGTTGGAGGAACACGAACGACGCATCCATTCCGTATCAGTTAGTCTCGACCTGTGCAAGAACAAACGCCCACCGTGTGAAATAACTAACCCACCCATCGACTACTTCATGGACCCGCGCTGCGGCATGGTTCGCGAGTACTACGACGCAGACGTACCAACAAATAACCTATGGGCGCCGTAACCGACAACACCGTCGAAACGTTTGCTGCCCTCCACGCAGGCGGGCGGATCGCCGTCAACTACGGCGGCATCCGCCCCTACGTCGGCGCTAACGGGGAACCACTCGACGCCGAGGGTGAACCCTACGAGGACACCATCAGAGACCACCTGGACGACGAGCCGCCCATCGGGGTGTACCCGTTGTTCCTCATGGACGACAGGCCAGGGGTATGGCATGTCAACTGGTGTGCCGTCGATCTCGACGAAGGCGAAGGGGACATTGTCCACGCCCGCAACCTCCGAACGTTGCTTCACAAGTTTGGAGTAACAGCATTCATTGAGCGTTCCCGCTCGAAAGGATTCCACATCTGGGTGTACCTACAGAAACCAATACCAGCGACACTAGCCAGGGAATCAGTGATTGGTGCATGTGAAATGGTTGACGTACCAACCGTCGAGGTGTACCCGAAACAAACAACACTGGAGGGGCAGGGGTATGGCAACTGCTTGCTGCTGCCGTACCCGAACATGCGAAACCCAGGTCGACAAGAGGTGCTTGACACGGACGACAACCCGTTGTCGTTGGAGAAGTTCACCGAGACAGCATGGGCGACCCGTGCGGCAACGTACTCGATACAAACTGTTCACTCGCTATACCGTGAACGCCACGTTAGGAAAGTAAACGAGTTCCTCAACGAGACGGGTGTCGGCGGGATCAAAGGCCGAGACGACAAAAACTTCAAGTTTATAGCCAGACAAATATGGGACGGCGACGTTCAGGAAGACAGATCGAACGCCCTGTACGCCTTCGCCTGCTCTCTGTTCCGACAAAACTATCGAGACGACTCCGTGTTCCGCTGGTCCGCTGCTCTCGATGAGAAGATCGGCAAGTTCGTTGGTCGCAACGACCGTGAGAAGCGGCTGCAGGAACTGGTTACCCACGCCAAGTTTGATGTTGAACACCCCCGCCCCCAGGAGGGTCACTGATGTCTCCCAACCCGAAGACCCACAAGTTCACTGTCCGCACATCTCCCAGGGTCAAGGGGCGCCCCCGTTTCGCACGGGGGCGCACGTACACACCGAAGTCGACCACTGATGCGGAGCAGATCATTGCAGAGGCGTACAGAGGGCCAAAGTTTGAGGGTCCAGTGTCGTTGTCGTGCGTCTTCCAGAAGGACAAGATACTTATTTCGTTGACACCGCTGGAGGTGGAGAAGTCGCCGCTTCGAGGCGACGTATCCAACTATCTGAAACTGGTTGAGGACGCTTTGAACGGGTTGGCTTACGACGATGACCGTCAGGTTCATCGTCTGGTGGGGAGGAAGCAGTAATGAACCTAGAAGTCACCAACACAGAACGATGGCTCATACTGCGCTCACTACGCCGACTAGCCACCGACGACAACACCAAAATCGCATTAGAAGCACAACAACTACTAGACAGACTGAAGGAACCCGACGATGTCGACCCCGTTCAATGAACAATCGTTTACTCAACGACTGGGAGTAATGGGAGACGAAGCCGAAGGTGAATACGAACGGCACAACACCCACTGGGTCAGATACGGACTGAACCGACCAGACTTCCCCGTCCACCACCTCCCCGACGTTATCCGCTACACCCCCGACTACCTGCAAGGATCCCCCAACCAACGCCTCGTTGAAGTCCTGGGCACAGGACGCAATGGCGTCAAACTCAAACTAGAAAAGATCGCAGCCCTTGCTGTGTGGAACACAATGATGCCAGTGTGGCTGTGGATCTGGTCAACGCCGAAACAGGATTTCACCGAGATTCTGTACGCCGACCTGGTTCGTATCATCAATAAAGAAGATGTGCCCTTGGGAAAGTTCAGCGAAGGCAAAGCGTACTTCAACGTGCGGCCATCGCTTCTGCGATGGGCCGCTGATGGCGGCTAAAGGAAAGAAGGGGACATGGGCGGCGGACCCCCAGGTTCTCGACGGCACCATCGCCGCCACAGACAAAGGTTCACGCTCTCCCCGCCCGTGGCAAGAACACCGAGCGTTGACCACCTACGAGGCGTTGATGACATGCCCGCCAGGAGTCGTTCCGCTCGAAAGCCTGCTGGAACAAAACGAAATCAGAGAAGTTGTCGCCGACGCTTTCGACACGTTATCTGACGACGACATGTGGATCTACCACATGTTGTGCAACGTGAAGATGAGTTTGAGGTTCACGGGTAGAGTCATCGGGATTCCCAAAACGACGCTGGCGCGTCGCCGAGATAGCATCATCGACTCTCTCAACGTTGAACTGCGGCGGCATCCCGCCATCAAGAGACGCTTAGGACTCTAAGTCGAAATCTGTGGTGCCGTACATGGCGACACACTGCTCGATCATCCCAACCATGCTGTTGACCCAATCTAACACCTTGGCTAACGCTATCAGGTTGCCGTCGTCGGCATCGTGCCATGCGCCAATAAAGTCGCAGGCATCCTGACCGCCGAAAACGAGAAGAACCCCCAACTGGTTGGCATCCCACGATGCGTGAGTGCCGTCACGCATGTCGAGAAGATGCCGTGAACGGTTCAGGTTCTCAGCGACCTCTGTTTCGATGTCGCCGCCCTCGCACGCCAGGAAGTGATCCCACTTGGCGTCGAAGTCGACCTCGTCCATTACGACAACTGGTCCCGAGCAAACGTCTTCACGACACTCAGTGTAGCAGCCGCACCTGCTATGGCGGCGGACTCCCACGATCCCAGTTCAGAAACCACGAATACACTTAGGAACGCCTGGACAAAAGTCCACGCTGCCCGTTCAATCATGTTGCCCATATGCCTAGTCCTCACTTGCCGAATGGACGGCCGTTGGAATGCTGATTAGCCAACATCATGCCCCGCAGCCGATCGGCCTGATCGGCACTGCGGGGCACTGTCCCTTCGGGCGCGGGTGCAGCATCAGGTGCTGCCACTGGTTCCTCATTGCCCACTTCGGGATCAGAGTTCATACCCATAGGTCACCCTGTCCCGCTACGCCCCGAACAAAGCAGACCAAGTCTGCCAATCAATAACCCCATTGGCCTTCAACCAGCCCTGATCCGACTGAAACTTCGACACCGCAGCCGCTGTACGCCTCCCATAGATGCCGTCAGCCACCCCAGGGGCATACCCACGGGCGCTCAGATGCCTCTGAGCGACCCTGACAGCCTCTCCACGGCTCCGCCGCAACCTCGACAAGGGTTTCCCCCTCACCTCCCCCTCCAAGGCCCTCAAATAGGCCACAATCGACTCATAGTCGATCTTCGACGGATCACCTACAGGTTCCTCCGCCCCAGAAGTCAACCAATCGTACAACCAATCACCAGGACAAGTCGACGCCGACAAATCCCGATGCCCCTTTACCCACAACTTGCCCCCATACCTACTCTGCGCATCATCAATCACAGCCTTGATCGAAACCAACGCTGCATCCGACACAGGCTCAAATCCCCAACCAATGAAACACACCGACTCAGACTTAGAGTTCCAATCTTTCGTCGCAGCCGCACGCACCTTCGCACCACGGCCCTCAAAAATAGTACCCGACGCATCCACCAACCAGTTGTAGGCAATACCATCCCACCCCTTGGTGTCCATGTGGTAACGTTCAAACGACCTAACCGCAGAGGCACCAGAAGGACCATTCCTGACACCACTATGATGAACAACAATCCCCTGAACCCGCTGAGAAACCAATGGCCTAAAACGGCTATGAGGAGGGCGCGCACGCCACTCCACCCTGTCAACAAACTTCATCGCAACCTCAGTTCAATGTCGATCAAATCACGCATCTTCTCATTGAAAGCCTTATCGTCTCTCAACAACTGGTTGCGTGTCTCACGCGGATCCACAACCCGCACCTGAGTACCAAACACAACCGATACCGTCGTCGACGCCACACGGCGAGAATACCTCGACTCGTTCGGCAACAACCGACGGAACCTAGCCATAAACGGCATCCACCCATCCATCTGATAGATGTCATGGTCACGCATCTTCCACGTACCACTCTTGTTTTTCTTCGCCTTGCCGACAGAAGCCAACGCCTCCATTAGGAACGGCACCCTGGCGTACACAGGCGGCACCTGCTGATAGCGGCCACTGAACGGCAAATCCGCAAAGAACTGTTTCTTCGCCCAGATCTCCAAAGGCAAACGTACGGGAGGGGCAGCCGACTCGGCAAACACCCTCGTAATCGACGTTGGTTCCTTCACCAACCTGTTCAAATCACGGAACGGCAAATCAGGAATCCAATACGTCTGATAGTCGTTGATCTTCCACGGCAACCTGATCCCCATGTTTTCCAAGAAATAGTCAGGAACAACACCTTTCTGCTCCGACGTTGACTCCATGTTGCCCTTCAACTGCTGCAACCTGCCCCATGCCCTGGGATGCTTCCCCAACGACTCCACCAACACAGGCACCACGTTCTTCTGCCAAGTCCAGAACGGAATAACCCGACGAGCCTTACGCTCCGTCGGCGTCAAATCCGCATAGTTGAACTGCAGTTTATAGACAGCCCCCGCAGCCTCATCCAACGAACCACCCTTCTGCAACACATCAAACGCCAACGACCCACGCAACACAGTTTCCATCTGCTCATTAGCAGACCTGACAGCACGGAACGGAGCAAACTCCGTGGAGAACGGATTGAACACAATGTCAACAGGGTTGCCCGTGATAGGCATCTTTGTTTCCTTCACCAAACGAGTAGCCACAGCCCGCTCAACCTCAGTGATGACCTGACCGCCGCCAGTGATCCCCGAATCCAACACACGTTTGATCTGACGCAACTCGTTGATGTCGACCTTCGCCCCAAACCCAACCCTCAACGTCGACTTTGGTGAACGAGCCAAATCTTCGATCAGCAAATCCATGCCAGCCAAATACCCAGCCTCACCGCCACGCTTTATCGCCTTGAAATATGTTCCAGCAAACTTGTTTGTCGTCCCCAACTCCATGCCCCCAAACGCATACGACATCCACGACCCACCGAATCCGTTACGCAAAACAAAGCCAGGGGTCGCTACCGCCTGCGCTTTCCAGTAGTTGAGAAACTGGTCGTACCATTTGAAAAACCCAGCAAAGTCGCCGCTAGTGCGCTGAACATCGAACAAACTGTTCAACATGTGAAACATGGCAGCCTGCTGATCGGCATCACCAGGAGCGGACCACCCCGTCGACCACCGACGCAACTCACTGTTCGGCCCCCACTGGTCGGCGTATGCCTCAGTCATCGCCGACTGGTACCCATCCCGTGTTCGACGATTGTCGAACGCCCGCAACGCCTTCTGAAACTCTGTCGCCGCATCCTGCGGATACGACGTTTCCGTCATCCGATGCAACTCATGGCTGATCTGCCGTCGCCTCGCCAACATCCCAAAGATAATGGCATCGTCCTCCAACCCGTCAGACAACGCCCTACCCGCCAACATGTACAACGCATCGGCCTCAGCCAACTCGTACAAAGCAGCCGACTGATGCAACACATCGGCCTCGACCTGCGTCATCGGGGAATCCGTCTCCCACACCTGCCCCTTGAACCCACGGAACTCCGTCACCTCCGTAGCACCCGCTATCTGAGCAATAGCGTGGCGTACAGCAGGATCCTGCGCAGCGTTCTGCATGGCACTCAACGGGGTGCGCCGCCGCAGATTGATCTCCGTTGCCCACCGCTCAATCTTCTCCAACGCTTCATCAACATTGCTGGCAGTAGCACCCTTACCGACGAGAAGATTCCTTGGACCCTTGATCACACCAGCAGGCGACGCAGTAACCGTCAACTTGCTGCGAGCCTTACCAACTGTTTCAAGTTTGAAATCACCACACGGTGTGCGAATCACAACACTCTTAGTGCCACCGTATCCAGGCGACGGCTTCGGCGGTGTCGGTGTCGACGGAGGAAGAACCTCAAACGGTTCAACCTTCGGCGGACTCCCCCCCACAGGGAACGACTCCTGCATCTGATTCAACAACTTCTCAACCTTGAGCCGATCCTTCTTCTCCAGGGTCGGATAATCCAACATTCGCACCAGGGCTGCTCTGATCTTCTGAACCTGCGACTCGGTTTTCGCCGTAATCTTTATAGACCCAGGCTGAATGGTGACACCATCCATGCCGCGTAACGTCACCACAACCGATTCGCGGATAGAACTCCTGGCGGGCAGCATCAACGTTCTGTGCGTCTTCCACTCCGAACTGATGCCGCCACCCCTGACCGCGGCTTCCCCTGTTCCACGGGCCGCACCAGCAGCAGGCACCTCGCTTATCGGAGGAACCAAATCTCTCGGAGGTGTCGCCGACGGCGGCACCTCAGGCCCCCGCCCACCACCAGACAACTCGTTCAAATCAGGCAACCTACGCTCGCCACGCCTCGACTGCCACAAATCAGCAAACTGTTGAGCCTGCACCTTCGCAGCCTTCAAAGAAGAAGCCTCCCCCTGATCCACCCCATTCAAAGAAATAACCCACCCCTTCGCGCGCTGATCCTGGTCGATACCCCAAATGTCCATCAAGCGGCGACCATCAGGACCCGTACCCCCCTGTACGACAGCAGTATGAACACGCGGCGACGGGAACCGTGCCCGCCTCCTGTAAGCCTTCCCAGAAGCAACATGCTCGGCGTTCACCTCAGAACGCAAAGCATTCCGCTGCTTCGCCGACATCCCTTCGGCCTTCGCAAACTTCGCAACCATGTCCTCTACCGCAGCAGGCACCCTGTCGCTGCGAACAGTTTTACGAATACCCTCCAGTGTCGTTTCCAACCCCGCTTTGATCTGGTATTCGTCAGGAATCGGATACTTCGGATACGAAACAACTGTGTCCCTTATGAACGCATCACTCTTCGGAGCAGACCACTTCAACGTCACCGCATCAGCCGAAGTAACCGCATCAGCCGCCGCCCGCAGCGGCGTCACCGACGCCGTACCACCACCAAACATTTCCTTAGCCTTAGTCAGATCCACCTCCACGATGCCCCCGCCGCCACCCCTAGCGGACTTCGGACCCAACTGCTCAATAGCACCCCCAGCGCCACCAACAAAGTCGTTCAACGCATCTGCCTCGTCCAACAACCTTTGCAACTCGGGAGGCAAATCCTTCCAGTTGACAGTGCCATCGTCGGCAACCCTGCCAGCAGCCGCCAACCCCTCATCCAACTGCTCAAGCAACTCGTCGATTCGCAGATACGCCTCAACCTCAGGGGTCCCCTCAGGAACCGTGAAACGGCCCTCGCTAACAGACACCTGTGGCGCATGCCTCCTCGGTGGGAACTTCGGAACAATCTGCGAAACAGTAGACCCCTCGTCACCAATCGAAAACAACCCCACAGGTCGACGGCCCCTAATCGGCCGAACCATCAGATTCAAACTAGGCGCCAACCACCACCCAGGCTCACTCAACTCGGCCTTCTGAAACCCCATCCCCTCATACATTTCAACCAACTCGTCGCTGGCATGCAAGTACACGCCTGCAGGAGCAAACGGTTCATCCGTCGCCTCAGCCACCTCCATAACGTGTTCCACCATCCGCCTCGCACGCCCCTGCCCGCGGTGAGCCTCAGGAACCTCAAGACCCGTCAAGTACCAAGTCTTGCCTCGCTCCTCAGCGACAACACGAACCTCGGACCTGACATCATCCCTGTACGTGGTCGTATTGCCGCGCCGCTCACCCCGCCTGATCTGATACCCGTACCCTGGAGATGCAGTCGGACCCTCGCCCCCAAACGTATCCACCCCACGCAACGAATCAGGAACAGATTCCGCCCACGACCGCAGGTGCAGCATCTGCTCACCCTGACCGCCCTTGCCATAAACAACTTTGACATCATCATTCCATATGCCGCGCTTTCGGGCGCGAACAATCAAACGACGAACCTGCTCACGATACGCCTTCGAACCGTACACATACAGTTCCTCAGGAACACCACCCTCCCCAACCAAAGCAGCAAACTTGCGCAACAAATGAGGACCAGCAAACACCTCCGCTGCCTCAGCCGCAGACTCCGCCAACGGCTGATCATACGTCTGCACATGCTGCAACGGATCCAACACCCCGTACCGACCCGACAACACCCCCGCCAACTCGACATCAGTCTCAGAAACAACACCCCGAAGCACAACAAACGACGGCCCCGTGTACAAATCCCTGGCCGCAACCGACGCACCCTCCTCCACCGCACACTTCGTACCAGTACAAGCAGCGATAACCTTGCGTCGACCAGGCTGAACTTCCATATCAGCCACATTGCCAGGATCGTAAACCGACCCATCCGACCAAACACCCGTCTCAGGATCCATCACCGTTTCGGCACCACCGCCTGCCCGCTGTACGCTCACACCACCATCATCAAGCGACGGTCCAACAGGCGCCCCACCAGGGGCACCAGACGGCCCAACACCCCCAGGAGGCCCATCAGGGGGCCTCCCATTGATCTCCACAACCTCCGCCAACCTGCTCCCAGGGGCACGCGCCCCACCAAACGCTATCTCCCGCGCAGTCGGCTCCGCCAACGCATCTGCCTCCAACCCCTGACGGCGAACAGCATCCCGATACGCCCCATGCGCAGCATCCAAATCTTCCTGAACCTCACCCATCCAACGAGGCAACTTGTCAAACGACAACGGATCAAACAACTCATACGGCACCTCCTCCATAGCCGCACGCAAATCGGCAACCCCCTCAGCCCAACCCCGCAACTCAGGCGGAAACGAATCCAAATCCAGTTTCGCCAAATCCCCAGTCAACACATCAATAACCTTCTGCGCAGCATCCACACTTTGATCATGCAACGCAACCGTCTTCGCCTCCTCCATAGCGACAGCAAGATGCGTCCTGGCCTGCTCCAACGTTTCTTCCAACCCCGCCAAAATCTCGTCACCAACAGCGGACCCGCCCTGCTGGGTCCGCACCGATTGCAAAGCCCGCAACGTCCGCTCCAACTGGATGCGGCGATACCCCAACGTTGCAGCCTCCTGAACCAGCGGCTCCATAAACTTGGCGACATCCTCGCGTCGACCACGAACACCAGAAACAAGTTCCCTCAACTTTTGATGAATCTCGATGAGCCGACCCTCCAACAGGTCGGCTTCGCCAGCAACGGCAGCCATCTGCGCCTCCGCCGCCGTCGCCCCATCAGCCTCAGCGGCAGCCATGCGTACAGCCTTCACCTGCTCGGGGTCCAACCCGCCTTCAATGGATCGAAACACCCTGTCGAACGTTCGTTCACGCTCCCCGTAAGCGACCCGCAACTTTGCTGACAAATCTTTGATCTCGGACTTAGACCACGCCATCGGATTCTTGAACATCACCCCCTCTTCCGCCAAACCATTCATCACAGCCTGACGGCGAACCTCTTCCCCAACCATGTTCATGTACCTGTTCATCGCTTTCCAAATGTCGCGATCAAACAGTTCCTCAGCGTCGTCACCCAACTGATCTTGAAGAATCTGACGGACCTGCTTATCAATGGTCCAACCCTCGGCATGCTCGGTTTGAGACTGCAGCAACACACCACGGTACCGTTGCCCAGGACGCAGTTTCCTCGCCGCCGTCGGCGAATAATGCCCCTCAACCGCCAGACGCATCACCCACAAATCGTCAACATGCTTCATCAACCAGGGGGCACCACCACCAAACTGGTTGGCGTACCGCAACGCATCGTCCATCCACCCACGGCCATCAAACCAAAAGTCTGTAATGGCCTTATCGCCATGAATGCCGATAGGGCCAGCAAACAGTTTCTCAAACTCAGGGTTTCTTTGCAACTTGCCCGCATCGTCCAATATGGGCACCCCAGTCAACGGTTCCATGAGGAACCGTTCCGTCCGCCACATTTCGTCGACAACCTCAGGAGCCAAGTTGAGATCCCTGGCAGTGCGACGCAACTGAACAGCATCGGTGGACATCAAATCCATGAAACGGTTACGCATCCGCCAACCACGATTATTTTTCACCAACACATTGTTGGCATTCAACACCATCTCATAGTCGCCGCTGCGCAACCCGTCTCGAATCGACGCCTTCGAGTTGAACGCCGTGTCGATAGCCTCAATGCCCTTCCGTGTCATAACAGAATGCTTCGCAGCGCCGTACGCTGGCATCGCCACATACAAAAAGTTGCCGAACACCTGAGGCAACGACACAGCCTCAACAGGCATCCGACTAGCGACACGGGCAGCCGCCACCAAATAATCCCCCAATATGTCCTCACCCACATCGACACCAGCAACCAAATCCCGTGCAATCTGCTCAATGCGAGGAGCCGCAGCAGCGGCATCCTCGACAGCACCAGGCCCAAACCTCGCCACAGCCGCCTGAGCATCCCTCAGAGCCGCCCCAGACACAGGACGAGCCAACTCGTCGATATACGGCAACCGAGCCGCCTGAGCCGCCCTAGCGGCCGTCATACGGCCACCAGACAACGAATCCAACGCCCTGTCGACCCCCAGCCAACGCCCCAACCGACCAGTACCAGGAACAGACAACCCCATCTCCCCCAACAACCCAACCTCTTTCAAAGCCTCACGCCCCGCAGACGACATCGCATTCGTCTTCCCCACCTTGACAACAGCCTCCTGCAACACCGCAGCCTTACGTGTCGCAGTCGACGTAGAAATCCCCGCAACCGTCGTAACACCCTTGGCAATATCGTCATAATACTTAGCACCAGCACCCAAAGCATGAATCAACTTCGGAGCCGACATGCCCGCACGGGCAGCAGCACCAACAGGCCCCAAAGCGTACGTAATGGGATCCAACGCAATGTCCATCCCCAACCCCAGGAAAAACCCTTTCACACCCCCCATGTCGGCACCCAAATCACGCATCACATCCTGCATGAAAATGTTGTCACCCGTCTGCTTCCACCAGTCCCTCAACGAGAAGCCACGCCCCTGAGCCAAATCACCAAACTCTTTGATCGCTGACGCCAGCATAGCCCGCGGCGTATCAATCGCGTCGATGAAATCCCCCAACGGACCCAGAAACTCTATATCAGTAGACGGCTTCGGAAGGGCAGCAACCGTGTTAGACGGCGCAGGCAACAACGACGCCAAATCCAAAGCAGGCGGCGACACCTGCCCGCCCCCCAGGGCAGCAACCATCTGTTCACGGGTAAGCGGCGCGGCCATTAGCCCAACGCAACGACTTCTGCAGACCTTTGCAACTCGGCAAACGACGACACAGGCAACGTTATCGTCCCCCCCTCAGGCAACGGCACAGTACGCGTCGGCGGCGGCGGGTTCGCCATCATCTCCAAAATCTTACCTGCATACCACTGCTCGTTGACAGTGAACTCCTGCCCCCCAATAGGAATCTTGATCTGTCCAGAAGACGTAGGATCCATCAACTTGCCTGCAACTGTCCCGCCAATACCAGCCTGCATGGCAGCGCCAAATATTAGCCCCAAACCCTCAGTGCCATGCTCGTTTGCAATGGCAGACCCAGGAGACCCCTCAAACGCCCCAAGTAGCGGACCCAACAGGTCCAACAACCGTGCCTGCTCCGCACCAGCAATCCCCCTGGCGGCAGCACCCGTCTCAATGTCCGCCAAAGCAGCATCGTATTCCTGCTCGTTGGCAAACCTCTGCGGAGCCATCTGGCTGTACAAATCAATATCCTGCTGCGCCCCAGCAATGTTGATATTGGACAACGCCTGCTGCAAAGCAAGATCATTCTGCGTGTTCTGCTGCCACAAACTATCCGCCAAGTTGACACCAGCGCGATCATACATCGCCCCCAAACGCATCCCCCGATCCACGGCATCATTAGCGTATGTACCAGCCAACGTACTCAACAAATCCTGCTGCGACAAAGCCTGCGATGTCAACAAACCACGTTCCCTGGTCGCATCCCCAAATATTGACTGCGCAGGCGGGCCAGAAAGCCCGCCCAGCGAACCCTCCACCCCCGACACAATCGAATCATAGTTCGCCAAAGCCTCATCGCTGCGAGTCTTCACATCGTCAGACAGTTCATCCTCACGATCAACCCGCTTCTGCTCCAACGTCGCCAAATAGGCCTTAGCCTCAGCCTCATCGTTTCGCAGACGAGCGAAACGAGTCGCCTCCAACGTAGCCAACGCCTCTCTGACGGCGTCGGCGGCACCCGTTGCACCATTTCTTTGCAACCTTGCCAACTCGGCAAGTTTCGTCTCCAACGCCGCCTCAACCGAAGTGAAGTACTCGCTCTTCGCAGTGAACGCATTCAACGCCGTGTCGCGGGCAAGTTGATCTTTGTTGGCGTACAGGTCAGCCAACGACGGCAACTGGTGTGCTGTGGCCGTAGCAGCAGCACCGCCAATAGTCGGTGGCGGCGGGATGCCCTTAGAAGCAACTCCAGGGGCATTCGGATCGAGCAGGGGAACAAACCTGCCAGTGGCAGGATCAATCATTGCATCTCTCTCGGACTGAGTGGGCATCGCCCGCCCAGGCCCAGTCACCCAAGACCCAGAGGCATCGTCCCATATTGTTGCCGCACCAGGATTGGGCTGTTGAAGCGTCGGAGGAGACCACCAATCTTGAAACTTCCCGACCGCATCTATCGCTGTCCCAGCCGAAGGCACCCCTGGTATCGACGGGTACGCAACATTGACCAGGTTGTCCGCCAACCAGTTTCTAAAAGCATCTCCAGCGGCGTCAGCGCCACTACCCGCTGGAGCGATGCCCTCAAAGCCACGCAACGCCTCGGCGATACGCCCACCAGTGGCATCCCAAGCACCACCGAGGTCCTCCATTCTGTCGCTGAACCAGTTTCCCCCAGTCATCAGATGGCCCCAAATCCGACAGTACCAATACTCGCAGCCTCACCAGCCAACTTATCAGCCAACGCCTGCAGCGCAGCAAACCCCTCACTGGAATAAGCATTATTGGCATCACCTTCAGACAACGCCAGATTGAAATACTGATCCCTCAAATCGCTCATAAAGCGACCCGTTGCCCTCGAAGCAGAATCCCCCAACAAACCCTTACCACGCGCATACTGCCCCGAATCCAACAGGCCGCGCTTGTTATACGCCCCAGGCAACGCCCGTTGCGCCAACAAAAACTCTCGCTCAATATCAGCAAACCCGCGCAAACCTTGTCGACCCAACGCATCCCGCATAAAGTTGATGTACGCCAACTTGCGAGCGTGATCGCTACTGTTGCCACCTACCCCCTCGAACGGTGACACGGGATCCGTGTCAGGGTTGACGATGTCGGCAGGATCACCGCCACCGAAGTCACCGCCACCGAAGTCACCGCCACCGAAGTCGCCACCAGGCACAGGCATCTGAGGGTTCGGACCGTACATTGAAGGAGGCCCAGGGTCCGAAGTGTCAGGCACAGGCATTTGCGGGTTCGGACCGTACGGTGACGCAACAGTAAGCGGCGGTGGGGGAACAACCATCTGCGGGTTCGGACCGTACGGCGACGGAGCCGCCACAGGCGGCGGAACAGTCACCGTGCCAGGACCCACACGTTCAGCAAAATTCATCATCGCCACATCGGCAGGGTCAGTGATACCTGCACGAATCGACGGTTGCACCGTTCCAGGGCCGACACGGTTGGCAAAGTTGAACAACTGCGTGTCGGCAGGATCCGTAATCGACTGCCTGATAGAAGGCTGGATTGCGCCGACCCGTTGCGCAAAGTCCAACATCGCCGCGTCAGCCGTGTTGTCGACACCCAGGCGTATAGACGGGATGCGAGCCAACTCGGGCGACATGTAACGATCCACTGTCGCTGGAGGTGTTTGGCGTACAGCCTCGGGGGAAAACGCTGGCGGGGCCTGAAATGCCCGCTCTATCTGCCCCACAGACGACAGATTCAACCCCAGCCCCTGCTCGGCACGGGAGGCACTCGGCCACGCCTTGCGGGCCTGGTACAGCGGTTCGGCACTCACTGCAGTGGGCTGCCCTGGTCGTTGAACGGGCCGTGGCGGTGGTGCGCTCACAGTCGTCCCCGAACCAACCCTGCGGGCAAAATCCAACATTCGCTGATCCGCCGTACTCGACGGCACAGCCGTTGCCCTGTTATCCACCGCAGCAGGAGAAATATACGCAGGCGTAGAACGCTGCGTATTCGGAGGGCCACCACCAAACCTGCTCATGTCGCCCGAAATCGGTATCTGCGTCACAGCGTTACGCCACCACGGCCTAAGCCCACAACCCTGGCATGTTCGACACCAAAACCTTCTTAGTCGCACTTCCATCCGTGTCGTAAATCACGACATAGTCGCCCGTAGCAACGGTTGCCCCGAGAGCCGTCAGATTGCTCGCATCTACAGTAAGTCCAATCGCTCCACTTGTCCCCCCGCCAGCCAAACCACTGTTCGCGGCAGTTGTGACAGCCGAAATGTCCCCCGTGGAAACCTGATCTATTCTC